TGCGGCGGAAGATCCTGAGTTTGAAACGTTCTATACAAAGAACATTCTTTTGAACGAAGGATTACGTGCATGGATGGCACCTGCTGACCAACCACATGAAGACTTTGTATTCCCTGAGGAAGTTCTACCACGTGGTAACGCTCTCTAAATAATACACATACTTGTATCATTATGTCTTGCAATTTAAGAGAACAAACTATTGCTGCTCTTCGTGCTAATGCTGAAGGCAACATTAGTAAAGCAAAGGTAAACATTGAAGTATACCTACACAACCCTGTGGGTATTGGTGAACATCCAGATGTACTGGGTGCTATTCAAGAACAACTAGATATCATTGCTCATGAAGAAGAACGCATCGAAGTTCTCGACAAACACTTCAGTGAACCTCATCACTAGAGGATGTTGTGGAGCAGGATGTTATGACTGTCCATTCAGACCACGAACCCAACGGTGAGGACAAGATTCCTCCATGGTTGTGGGTAGGTAGTGTAGGACTATTAGTTTTCACTATCATATGTTTTCTCATCATGCTTGCAGGAATGCTCTATTGGTGATATACTAAGAGGGTTAACACCCTCTTTTTTTATGGAAACGCTGGAAATATTTCCTACACGATTGATCATAGGGTCTTGTCCTATGCTGAAACATTTCAGTGAAGACTTGGTGGACTATCTGTATGACTTCTCTAGCAAGCATGAGTCTGTTTCTATGAGTAACATAGGTGGTTGGCAATCCAATTCTTTCATGTATCGTGAGGAGAGTTTCAAACCGTTTAGGAATTGGATGTGGAATACCTTGGAACCATATGTGAGCAGGGTAATGCAACAGATTGAAGAGTATAGTGATAACCGTCCCAACCTTGAACTATATAACGTATGGTTTAATATAAATGGTACTGACTCAGTAAACCTGACGCATACACATCCACACTCTCTTTATTCTGGAGTCCTGTGGATCAAGACACCAGAAGATTGTGGCAACTTGGTATTGATTGACCCATCACATCACAATGTTGCTGGCACCGTTCCTACTGAGTATGAATTCCAACCAGTAGAAGGTAACATAGTCCTCTTTCCATCACACGTTCCTCATTATGTGAAACCTAACAACTCAGATGAGGACAGAATTTCTGTTTCATTTAATATCGTATTAAACTAATGAAAATTACTGCTTACACAACCTCTGGATGTTTTTATTGTATTCAATTGAAAGAACTTTTCAAACGTGCTAATATTGAATACGAACTGGTAGAATGTCATGATGTAGACCCTCTGTTTGTAGAGAACTATAAACAACTCAAGAGAGACTATCCTGATGTCGCTGGATACCCATTCGTGGTTATTGATGGTGAGAAAATTGGTGGCATTGTCGAGACTGCTAAATTTCTTAAGGAAAAAGGATTAGTTTCTTCGAGAAAAAATGAAAGAACTTAAAATAAATAAAGGCATAGAGCTCATGCTTAGGGGGGCTAAACCGAAGGAAGATAAAGATCCAAAACCTGATAAAGGTTTTGCAATCACTAAATTATTCACCCTACTAAAGCGAAGAGTCTACTTCAACTTTGAACTTTGGTGGGATAAGGAAACATAAAGTTCGGAGTTGAACATGGCACAAGCAACAATCATTTACTTCTCGGCAACCGTATCATTCATCTTCCTCTGTGTAGGTGTCTTCGCAGGTTGGACAGTAAATGAGAAACTTCACGAATACATGTATGCCTCACAGGAGGATAATGTACACCCCGAAATGTTAGATTCGGATGGACAATGGATCAACGAAGAACTTCTCTCGGTTCGTTTCGTAGATGAAACTGAGGAATATGACGACGACTAAATATTACTACGATGACTTTTAGGTTATGCAATTATTACTACATGAAGTGCTGCAAAAAGTAAGCAACGCTAAGACTAAGGCACAGAAGATTAAACTTCTACAGCAACATAATACTCCAGCACTCAGACAAATCCTGATTGCTAACTTTGATGATAGTATTATCTCAATGTTGCCAGATGGTGAAGTTCCTTTCAAAGCGAATGATGCTCCAGAAGATACAGAGCATACGAAACTTGCACACGAGTATCGTAAGCTCTATCTTTTCTTTAAAGGAGGAGCAACTATCTCACAGTCACGTAGAGAAACACTCTTTATTCAACTGTTGGAAGGATTGCACAAAGGAGAAGCAGATGTTCTATGTCTTATGAAAGACAAGAAGATTGGCAAGCGTTGGAAGATCACCAAACAGTGTGTAGAGGAAGCATTTCCTCAGATCCAATGGGGAGGACGGTCCTGATGGGTAAAGGTTGTAGAATTATCCATCAAGATTGTGATCCCACCCTCGCTCAAGATAAAAGTCTTCCATACAATACCTTCCTGATTGAATACATTCAGGAAGGTTTAACTAAATTTGATATCGCATCTGGTCCCAAGCAAGTAGACATTTTTGATGACTATTGGGATAAATACAGCAGTGATTTCAAGAACATGACACAGACTGAGGGTAGAGTAAACCCGAAGATGTGGAACGACCCAAGTAAACCTAGCAAAAAGAAATGAGCGCAAATCAAAAAGGCAACTGGTGTATTTTCTACCGCAAGATGTCGGAACCAACTATCTGGTACACGATGAAACTGTGGAGGAACGATGGTGTCTTGGTAAGTGCAAAGACTTATGATGAGGTTTATAAATTTGGTAGATACAAAGAAGCATTTGACTTCGCAAAGAATTTAATTACAGAAGAACCAACACCAAAATATGATGCCGAGGTTCGTCGTGTATGCAAAGCAAGAAATCAGGCATTCTACTTGGCAAGTTGCTAAACTGTATCAACTGTTACACTTGCCATCACATACATAATATGGTATACTACTACCATCGTTCATCCCGCTCTCGGGTGGGACGCAAGTAAGTCGCGGAACGGAGCGTTCATCCCATGATACCAGAATTACTTCTGTATACTACATTGAGTTGCGAACAAACTGATGCTATCATGCTGAAGATTGAAGCAAGTCAATACCTTGACACCGTTGTTAAGGTAGAGTTAGTTGAGACCTTAAAGGAATCAGCACCACAGTGTGATTGGTATTGGGACGCAAACGACTGAAGGAACGGCACTAAAAACGCCATCCTTTAGGAGACCTACAATGAACACACTCAACCTCATTCGTAAGCAGATTCAAAAAGCTGCTAGATTGCACGACGCACAAATTCATCACACTACATATCGTGGTGTGAAGTATGACACCCGTTGTGTTGAGATGTCTGACCCACATGGCACTTTCTGCTATCGTGGTAAGACTTACACCAAGTGATTGCCATGGAAGCATTACAAGTAGTCGGACTAACGTCCATAGCATGTATAGCATTCATCGGTATGATCTACGGAGAACTTAGACTTCTTCAACGATAAACCAGAGGGGTTACCACCCCTCTTTTTTTATATTTTCAGAGGGGTTGCAACCCCTCTTTTTTTGTGTTATGATGTGCTCACCTTACCATAAATATATGGATAGAGAAAAACTAAAACTCATCGTCAAGAACATGAAATCTCTAGTGAATGCATTGGAGAGTGAAGTTTATTCAGACACTGATGCTTACAAGATTCAGTTGCAGCAAGGTGGACCACAATTTGGATTTAACTATGATGACGGAGACGATGACGGATACCCAGACTGATTGGCGATATAGTGATGAACGTATGGATGTAAGAACACAAGGACTAAATATTCTCTTAAAGAAATTTGGATCAGAGATCTGCTCTGATGGATCACCACGCCATAGCAACCAAAGCATCTACGAATGTATTCATGATTGGGTATCCCAAGGAAACATGAGAACAGATGGCATCGTTGCCTATTATAAAGCGTACTACGAGAAAAAATGAGGTTCAAAGACACAATCAAAGCAGCAAAGACAGCAATTAAACTTGCTAAAAAGAACCCTATGCTGTATACTGAAGAGGAGATCCACTATATGAAGTTGCAACTTCGTATAGCGAAGCAGGGTCTAAAACGAAAACGTGAAATGATTAGTAAAGGATTCAAAGATGACAGCAAATCACGGGGCAGTTCGCCTGATCTCGGTCACTCCAGAAGCGGAGAAGACGATGGGGTACGTAGCGAGGGTGAGCAACCCAAACAATCAGGAGAATCCTAAAGTAGCAGGACTCCTAAAGTATTGTGTAAAACATCAACACTGGTCTGTCTTCGAGCAGGCATTTATGACACTTGAGATTGAAACGAATCGGGGAATCGCAGCTCAAATTTTGAGGCACCGTTCGTTTACATATCAAGAGTTTTCCCAACGGTATGCTGACAGTTCTATGTTGGCAGACAAGATCCCTCTACCTGATCTGCGTCGTCAGGATACAAAGAATCGACAGAATTCTATTGATGACATTGATCCTTTCACACGTCAAGAGTTTCAAATCAAAATGGAAAATCATTTCCAAGCAGGTATGAAACTGTATCAGCAGATGCTTGACGCATCAATTGCAAAAGAGTGTGCTCGTTTTGTACTCCCTCTCGCTGTTCCCACCAGAATTTACATGTCGGGATCAGTTCGCTCATGGATCCATTACATTACTCTGAGATCTGCACACGGTACTCAGAAAGAACACATGGATATCGCACACATGTGTCGCGATATTTTTATCCAACAATTTCCTATAGTATCAGAAGCACTTGAATGGCAATGAAATTACTCACACTAGATGATTACCAAAAGGCAGGCGAAACTTTCTGGCCTAAGTATTGGTACATCGCTAAAGAACTGGGGGAGGATGCCAAACCAGAGCAAGTCCTCAAAGTTATGGAAGCGATTGGTGGTGTCGCATTAAAGGCAGCACTAGAAGAAAAATTAGCAGGTCCATTTGGATTCAACAAAAAGGAGGAGGCAGATGCCGACGTACCCTGTAGTTAATAAAGTTACTGGAGAACAAAAGAACGTTGCACTCAGCGTTCATGATTGGGAACAGTGGAAGACTGACAATCCTGAGTGGCAGAGAGACTGGAGTGATCCATCTACCTGTCCACAGTCTGGTGAAGTTGGTGACTGGAGAGACAAGATGAGGAAAACTCATCCTGGTTTCCATGATATTATGAGAAATAAGATCGCTCCCAAAGCACCAACCAACGATAGTATTACACAAAAGTATAACTGACATGCCTGTAAAGAAGAAGACAACCAAGTCACCTGGCCAAGGGATGACCGCCAAGCAAATGAAGCGGCGTAAACCCATTGGTGAAGAGTACATGCTGCCTATCGAACCACTGACTGACAATCAGAAGGTCATGTTCGACGCATGGGATGAAGGTAAGATGATCTATGCCTATGGTGTCGCAGGCACAGGTAAGACCTTTGTGGCGCTCTACAAGGCGCTCAAGGATGTTCTGAATGAGTACACCCCATACGAGAAGATCTATATTGTACGCTCTCTGGTCGCCACTAGAGAGATTGGTTTCCTTCCTGGTGACCATGAGGACAAGTCTTCTCTCTATCAGATTCCATACAAGAACATGGTACAATCCATGTTTGAGATGCCTGATGACAATTCATATGAAATGTTGTATGATAATCTTAAGCAACAGGAAACTGTATCATTCTGGTCCACTAGTTTCATCCGTGGTACTACACTAGACAATGCTATCGTTATCATTGACGAGTGTCAGAACCTGAACTTCCACGAACTTGATTCAATCATCACTCGTGTTGGACAGGATAGTAAGATTGTTTTCTGTGGTGATGCTGCACAGACTGACTTGCAAAAGATCAGTGAGCGTACAGGTATCATTGACTTCCAACGTATCTTACAACAGATGCCTGAGTTTGCTTTAGTTGAGTTCGGTATCGAAGACATCGTTCGTTCTGGTCTAGTCAAATCTTATCTGATTAATAAAATTAATCTAGGTCTATGAAACTGTTCAATCATGTGGGACTAGATCCTATTGAAATGTCTGCTGAAATGGTGGAGGGTAAACGTGTTTATCTTACACCAACAGGACATCATTATCCATCTGTCACCACTGTGATTGGTAATAATGCAAAGAAGATGGCAAGCATTGCCAAGTGGCGTGCTCGTGTTGGTGAGAAAGCAGCGACTGCTAAAACAACACGTGCTACAGGTAGAGGAACTAAGTATCACTCTATTGTAGAAGACTATCTCAACAATGATCTAGACTTGAAAAAGTATAAAGGTCACCCGCTTCCTGTCCTTATGTTCCATCATAGTAGGGATACTTTGGACCGCATAAATAATATTTACTTGCAGGAAGCGGCGCTCTACTCCAAACATCTAGAAGTAGCAGGGCGTGTCGATTGTATTGCAGAGTTTGATGGTGTCTTGTCAATCATTGATTTCAAGACTGCTGAAGAACCAAAACGAGAGGCGTATCTTTACGATTACTTCGTTCAAGAAACAGCATACGCATGTATGTTGCAAGAAAACTACGGGTTGACTGTTAAACAACTCGTAACTATTGTTGCTTGTGAGAACGGTGAAACTCAAGTCAAGGTGCTTCCACCTAAGAAAGAATTCTTTATTAAATTAATGAGTTACATCGAAGAATACCAAGAACGATATGGAGAAAAAACAATTATTAGAGGATAGATTTATGACATCTGCGAGATTTTCGCAGGAGGTGGAAAAGATTGCTCTCAACAATCCTGATATGAACTACATTGATTCGGTTATCCATTACTGTGACATCAATGAGATCGAACTAGATAGTGTATCAAAGTTGATCAGTAAACCTCTTAAAGAAAAGTTGCGCCACGAGGCACAACAATTAAACTTCATGAAAAAAACTAGTCGTGCTAAATTAATGCTGGTATGAGCTTCTTTCAATCCGAATTAGTCCGTGGGGACATCCAAGAGATGGTAGAGTTGCAGCAGTTCTGCTTCAGGTCTGCCATGAATTTTGTTCTTCTAAATGAAGAACGTAGACTGGAGTATTTTGATGCTCTTACTACACTAATCGAAAAACAGAAGATCTTTTATGCTCGCATCAAGTTGAGTGACGATCCCGAAGCTGTCTCTGTCCTTGAGACAATGAAGCAAGGGGTTGTTATGCTAGGTGCCACACCTGACACACCCATCGAACAGATGTTTGATGAGTTACTTGAGAAGGTGTCATACCTCAAGCAGAGGTATGAGAATGGCGAAGGTCCACCCGAGTGGGACGCAAAACGTCCTCCATCAATGGGTTGACGCCCGACCCTTCGCCAGTTATAATGTCACAGTGATAGGGCATCACACAAACCAAATCCAATCCAATCCAAACAAATCCTATGTCTTTTGCAGATCTTAAGCGTAAATCCCAGACTAATTTCGACTTCCTTCAGAAGGAACTAGAGAAATCATCCAGCAATAAGAATGTTGATGAGCGATTCTGGAAACCCGAGGTTGACGCTTCTGGAAATGGATACGCTGTTATCCGTTTCCTCCCTGCCCCTGAAGGTGAGACCCTTCCTTGGGCAAAGTTGTACTCCCATGCCTTCCAAGGTCCTGGCGGATGGTACATCGAAAACTCTCGCACCACACTTGACCGTAACGAGAAGGATCCCGTTGGTGAAGTAAACCGTCGTCTCTGGAACAGCGGTAGCGATGAAGACAAAGAGACTGCTCGTAAGCAGAAGCGTAAGCTCCAGTATTACAGCAACATCTATGTCGTCAAGGATCCTAAGCACCCTGAGAACGAGGGCAAAGTATTCCTTTACAAGTATGGCAAGAAGATCCATGATAAGATCATCGCTGCTATGCAACCTGAGTTTCAAGATGAAGAGAAGGTGAATGTCTTTGACCTTTGGGAAGGTGCTAACTTCAAACTGAAGATCAAGAAGGTCGCAGGTTATTGGAACTATGATAGTTCTGAGTTTGATTCTGTCTCTGCTCTCAGTGCAGATGATACTGAACTCGAAGGCATCTGGAAGTCTGAGCACTCCCTTGCTGCATTCACTGCACCTGATCAGTTCAAGTCCTACGAGGATCTTGAGAAGCGTTTGAACCTTGTCCTTGGCATTGGTTCACGTCCTGCTCCTCGCGTCCCTGATGAGTCCTTCGAGGATGAGTCTGAAGGTCGTGGTTCTTTCAACGATGCTGATATCATGGCACCACCTGCTCAGTCATCGTTCCGTCAGCAGATGAGTGCTCCCTCTCCTGTTAAGAAGGAAGCAGTTGTCGAAGACGATGATGCTCTGTCCTACTTCGCAAGTCTCGCTGAAGAGTGATCAAGAAAGTGCTGGGGGTGGTCTTCCACCCCGTGACAGTAGTTAACTTACTGTTCGTTGGAACCCTAGGAATGATTCAAGTGATCCACACTAGAGCACATCATACCTTAGAGATAGATGTCCATGGACATGTTCATAGAGCACTAAAAGCAAACCCAGAAATGGCACGATCTGCCTGCTACGAACTTGACTAATGAAGAAAAAAGAAATGATCGAGGCACTACAGAAGCGTCTCGATCAATTGGAGAAGGACAACTTAGTTCTACTCACACGGGTTGCATCACTAGAAACAAAATTTGATAATCAAATCTGTGAAAAGTGAAAAAAATTCTCCGCCAATTTTTTGGTGAAAAAAGTCAACCAGATTTCTTTAATTTGTTGTTGATATAATTGTCGTCTTTTTTGTAGAAGTTTTTAGATCTGAAATCATCTACGAACTGTTTAAAATATGCGGGTTTGAGAATGTAGATTTCTCTCTTCTTCTCATTCTCGATAGTATAATGTTCAGCAATGGTAACGGGGCGACAAACCTCGTTGCCATTTTTTATTGTCATAGTACCATCTATGTTTAACTTGTGGATTCTATCATAGAAAGTCTTATCTACATGCATACCAGCAGTGTACTGACCGATCTCATAGGTTTCATAGTACATGATGGTTCCTAATGGATCATCAAACTCAGACTCTAATACCTTAGAGAGTTCTGCGTTAGTCATTGGCCAATCGTAAGTAGAATTGACCATGTTATTTGTCAGTAAGATCACCCAATCATAGAATGGATTACCGTATGCTTTATCAGCAACTACGTCAGGACGTTCACCATCTTTGATAGTATACTTGCCAAAGAATACTGCATAAGAGAATACATCCTGATTGATCTTGTATCTACGAAAGAAATTCTTTGCAGTTACAAAATCAGATTCCGAGAAAGGATAACTGATTGGTTTCTCATCGTATTCGATGTCTGGAATTAGTGAAAAGTACATCAGTAGTTGTCTACCTCTTCAGAGAATATGAGTTTGGTTTCTTGGAAGTTTAATGACAAAGAATATGCTACCATAGTACCATCATCATAGGTAGCATAGGTTCCATCAGGTGTGAAGTTAATATCAACCTGAGTAACAGCACACATCTTATATTGCGGCACATCTTTATTTAATGCACCACCACGCATGAATGATACTTTACAAACGTTTGGTACTTTAATAAAGTTGTTTGCAGCGTTCTTTCCTTTCGAGAAATTTAGTTCTGTACCATTAGAGAACTTAGGTAGCATTGCACGTTTAAAGATCTTGATAATCTCTTTGATTTCGATTGCTTCGTTCTTATTCCTTGGTACTAGTTTATAATTCAGTGCAAAGTTTCTTAGATCAGTGCCACTGAATAGTAGTTCAACGTTGGGGTTGAGAATAACACCACGAGTAGCACCAAAGACATCATTCTGACTTAGACTCTCACCAGTAATCTTTGAGATAGTTTCTCTAACTGTTTTGTTTCCTGCATTAGGAATGAGTTGGGAGAATGCATCACCAAGCGTGTTAAAACTATTCTGTAGCACTTGTCCTACATCACCAGATCCTGCTAGAGCTAGTGCATCTCTACCCATATTACTGAATGCTTTACCACTCCAGTTCGCTTTGTATCCAGTAGAGATATCTTCTGGCATGTACAATACAACAGGCAGTTCTGATGTTTTCTCATAGAAATCTGCTCTAGTTACACTCTCATTATATGTTGCAACAGGGGTACTACTATCTTTGGTAGCACCCTTGTTTATATTCTGGAACGGAGGACGGTACTCATAGAATTCAAATAGAACATAGTCTGCGCCAGGTGCAGTTGCAACATCTCTAGGATATCTTTTGGCACCAGTGGCACTAGACAAAGTAGGAGCATCTAACTGTTCAAACAAAGTTGATCCTTTGTATTGCTCAAACTCTACCTTAGTAACCTGCTCCCAATCAGCACCGTTCCACTTCCAGAAGGCATCATTCTTTGTGCCCATGCCACCAGTGGATTGGGTCTGAACTACCTGACCTATCTTAGTACCATTAGAAAGTGGTTTACCAGTTCCTGTGTCAGCTCTCATTACTTAGACATCTCCTTGGATTGTTTAGTTCCATAACCAGCAATTCTTCTGGAACCTTTGATCTTATCGTAGAAGGCGTCGTCAGTATCTTCCCAAACAGTTTCTTGACTGATGGGGAATATCATACCGTTAAGGTCTCTAACAAAGTCCGCTGTTGGTAGAAGAATGGCAGTGTCCCATTCAGCAGCAGCAAGATCAAGATATAGACCGTCTACGTGTGCTGATAGATATTTATGGAAACACTTCTTAGGTAAATCAATTCTACCCTGCATCAGTTTCTTTGTAGCAATGATTCTCTTCTTGGGAGACAGGTAGTGTAAGTTAGCACCCCAAAATTCATTCTTACTAACAGACTTGATTACATATACGAGAGGAAACCTATCATAGTAGGGTAACCATCTCATCTTTGCTTTATACTCAAACATATACAAGTGACCAGTCACTGCAAACTTACGCAGTTCATTTGCGTCTTGTTCTTTAGCAAGACCTCCACGATCTTTCTTTTCGTCTAGTATATACTTTTTAAAATTTTTCTTATATCTACTTGCTTCTGCTTTTACAGCAGAGCGATACCAAGAGAGTGATTTCTTCTCTCCTTTCGTTGCAGTATTTACTCTCTCAAAGAGGGTTTTATAACCCGCCCCTTCGTTCGTAGAGTTGCGCTGTATAGCGCCAAATCCAGTTGCCATTTGTCATACTCCTAGGTGATCTTCGGTTAGTATTAAGAAGTTCATCTGCCTGTCTTCACAATACTCACGCGCTGCGGACCACTTAGTTTGGTTCTTAGCGTATGTTAAAGCAGCATTACGGTAGGCAGCAGTCTTTTTGTTTTTGTCATTCGGTGGTTTTGTTTGCTTCTTAGGTTTAATTTCGATAATGTACTTGGCGATCTTGCCAGTCTTTTCACGAACCTTAATATAAAAGTCTGGAAAGTATCGTCTAACTTTACCATCAGGAGCACGGTAAGGTATGATAACCTCCTCGCTCCCCCACTCCATTATCGAAGGGTTGTTATCACAGAATACCATGAACTTACGTTCCCAGAGTGATCTGTAGATAACACGAGTTGGATTGCCACGATACTTCTTAGGATGAATTGGTTTATAAATCCCAGAGTACGCCATAAATATAAAGTGACCAACATAGGTATTTAGCGTGTCAATAGATCGTCTGTTAACGACAATGGCAGCGAACGGCGGTATGTCGTTCAGTAATAATTTTGTTGTAAAGTTTGCTAACCCACCAATCACTCCGCCAGGTGGGCAGACGACAGACTACTTTGAGATGTTTTGTACTGAAGCACAACTACCCAATACAAACTCAGCACAGGGTGAGATCAACGGACCTTACGTTGGTGCTGGTCAGATTAAGTATCCACACAGTAGAATCTTTACTGAATTCCAACTGGGATTCATGTGTGATGCTAACATGAGTGCATTAAAGTTCTTGCAAGACTGGGTTGATAGTATCTTCAATGAAGTAGGTACAGATCTAGATGCAAAAAGTTTGACTGACCTTCAGTCACTATCATTCGGTCCACTAAGACAAGAGAACAGACCAATTAGACTCAAGTATCGTGATGAATATGCTTGTACTATTTTGATTAGCAAGACAGAGCAAGGTGGTAACTCCCCTACAGAAAGAACACCTATTTCATATGTTATGGAGAAAGCATATCCATATGCTGTTGATGCTGTTCCTCTGCAGTTTGGATCAAGTCAGATCACTCAAGTAACAGCACAGTTCTCTTACATGAGGCATTATGTTCTGAAGAATGACATCCGTAGTTTGGGTCAGGCAATCAACAAAGGCATACCTCTCAGTGATATAATAGGAGATGGTGGTATACTGGTGTGAAAAACGACTTTTCAATTCCATGAAAGGGGGAAAATTTTTTCCGCTAATTTTTGGGTCTAAAAGTCGCGCTAAATATACATATGAACTGATCTAGGCATTATGGCATTACCAGAGGTTGCACTCCCAACGTATGAGTTGGAAATTCCTTCAAATGGCAAAAAAATCAAATATCGCCCATTTGTCGTAAAAGAAGAAAAATTACTACTATTAGCACTTGAATCTCAGGATGAGAAGCAGATTGAAGATGCTGTAAAAACTCTATTAAAGAATTGCATTACATCTCGCGTCAAATTGGAAGATTTGGCGATGTTTGACTTAGAGTACATTTTCCTCAATATTCGTGCTGTATCAGTTGGCGAAGTTGTCGAAATGATCCTAACATGCGAAGATGATGGTGAAACGCAAGTTCGCTATAATCTCAATTTGACGGAAGTTGGAGTTTCTAAACCAGAAGGGCATTCTAACAAAATTATGCTTTCTGACACAATGGGCGTAACGATGAAATATCCAGCATTTGATACATTCATCAAAGTCTCGATTATTGGCAAAAATCAGACAGATGATGATGTTGTTGCTATTATGGCATCTTGCATTGATCAGATTTTCGACAATGAAGATGTATATGACAGTTCTACGACTTCTAAGAAAGAATTTGTTCAATTTGTCGAAGGATTGACAAATAAGCAGTTTGAGAACGTCAGAAAGTTCTTTGAAGACTCACCTGTACTAAAACATGACATTAAGGTCACTAATCCAAATACGGGTGTTGAGAATACCTTCACTATTCAGGGATTAACCAATTTTTTCGGATAGCACTCTTCCATATGACTATGGAGGGGTACTACAAGACTAATTTTGCTTTGATGCAGCACCATAAATATAATTTGAGTGAAATTGAAAATATGATGCCTTGGGAAAGACAAGTTTACACTAGTCTTCTCATGCAATACCTAGAACAGGTCAAACAAGAACAAGAAAAAGCAGCAAGGCAGTAATGGCACACGGTTTTCTTACACCAACACCAGTAACGGGCGAAAGTCCTATCTCAAAGTATTTTGAGAAAAAAGTTAATCAGCTTATTGATAAAGGTGTAAAAAAACTAGAAAATGTTGCCGCCAAGAAATTTAATCAATTTAAAGACGCTCTTTTTGCAAAAAAGACAAATACCACGTATAGATCTGGCAGAGGTGGTGTAGAGGTTGCTGGTAGATATGGTATTGGTGAAAATACTGCTACAGGTGGTGGACTACTTGGTGGTTCTTCTGTAAAGGGACTTCTTCCTCAGAAAGCAGGTATTGTTAATACTAAGGCAAAAACTGATATTTTTGGTAGAAATGCTACCGATATTGATAGAAAAGAGCAAAAATACCTTGGAACCACAGATCCTGATGTAGCGGGTGGTCCTAGGACAAGAAAAGGTGGAACTTTTACAAATATGGGTTCTGCTCCTAATGCAAAACCACTAAATGATACAAATTTCTTCAGTAAAGCGGTAACTGAAGGTGTTGATGCAAATACTGGAGAATATTTAAGTAAAGAAGCAAGAATTGCTGCATTCCAAAAAGGAAAAGTATCAAGAAATCCAGAGCAAAGTGCTCCACCCATCACACCAGATAGCGGTGCTGATATCGTCGCTGCTGTCAATAGAAATACAGAAGCCATCATGGCGATGGTTGATGTTACAAAAGCACAAACATCTAACGATACTAATTTAGTAAAAGAGCAGATACAAGCGCAGGAGACAATGTTGTCTCGTTCTGCAGCGAGAGCAGAAGAAAAATCTTTAGAACAAGGTAGTGATCTCTCTGGTTTCTTAACACCAGAAAAAATCAAGAGAAAGCAGAAGCAGCGCGGCGGTGGAGGCGGCGGCGGTGGCGGCGGTGGTGATGGATTTGACATGATAGGCACCGCACTAGATGCCTATGACATCTTTGGTGGTGGTCGTCGTCGTGGACGCCGTGGACCTAAAACTAGATTCAAGGCACCTAGACCAAAAGGTACTATTCCTAAAGTACGTCCTGGCGGCGGTATTCCTAAAGGTGGTATTCCTAAGGGTGGTATTCCTAAGGTGGGTCTTCCTAAGGGTCTTGGACCAAAAGGTGGTGCTCTATCACTCCTGTTCGCTGGAATGGAGTTTGGTGATAGAAAATCGGCAGGTCAGACCAACTTACAGGCAGGTGTAGGTACTGCTGCTAGTGTTGGTGGTGGTATTGCTGGTGCTAAAGGTGGTGCTGCTGCAGGTGCTGCTATTGGTGCTCTGTTTGGTGGTGTTGGTGCAGTTCCTGGCGCTATCATTGGTGGACTGCTTGGTGGTATTGGTGGATCCATGCTTGGTGGTGGTATTGCTGACACCGTTACTGGTGCCAATGATACAGGTAGTTTCGCTATGGGTGGCATCATCACCAAACCTCTATTGAGTTTGATGGGTGAAGGTCACAAGAAAGAAGGTGTATTCCCACTAGAAGGAAAAGAAGGTGCCAAGGTATTTGGCAAAATGGGTGAAGGTCTTGTTGAAGCACAAATAAAAGCAAAGAAAAAGTTTGCTGACGTACAAGCATTTGCTCTCAAGACATATTTTGAAAACCAAGATGGTTTCAAGATGTTTGGTAATGCATTGAAGATATTGTTTGGACCTATGTTTGAAGCACTCAAAGGTCTTGGTGGACTACTTAAAAATGTTGGTGGTGGTTTATTAAACAGTCTGTTGGGTGGTAATGCTAATGCTGCTCAGTTTGCATCTGCAGATGAACAGCAACTCACAGAAGCATTGATTGCTGGTGAAGAGGGATTAAAAACTAAAGCGTATAAAGATAGTGAAGGTATTTGGACAATTGGATATGGTCAGACGACTATAAACGGTAGAGCAGTGCAAGAGGGCGATGAAATGTCCAAAGAGGAAGCACTTGCTGGATTTAGAGCAAATGTGGCAAGTCATAGACAAAGAGCAATTAATCAACTTGGTGAAGATAGGTGGAGTAAATTAGATCCAAGATCTAGAGCAGTTCTTACCTCCCTAGCATACAACTATGGTAGTATTCCTGATAGAATTTTGCCTGCTGCTAAAACTGGCAGTGCAGAAGACATTGCTAAAGCAATGAATAGTTTGTATGGCGATAATAATGGTGATCTGAAGGGAAGAAGAATGAGAGAGCAGTCCATCCTAAGAGGTGGTACTTCTGATAGATTAGACAAAGATTTCATGGCAGGTGGTTCACTAGCAGCTGCTCCTTCTGGTCCACAGGTTATGTCAGCGTCGGCAGGTTCTAGAGCAGAAGGAACTGGATTAGCGACATTTGGTGAGACCGATGGTGGATCTGGAAGACTAGTTAACGCTGCTGGATATGTTCATGGACACTTCCAAACGAACACAGGAACTAAACGAGATGTTGTTAACGATACAGCAGCAGTTGTACGTAGTATGTTGAATTCTGGTCTCACTGATATTTCTATATCAGATGGAACTACATTTACTCCTAATATGTCTGACGGTGAGATTAAGGGAATTATTGAGAGAGGAGTTGCACAGCATACACACAGTGGTGATGGAAGATCTGTTGATATCTTTGTTCCTAAGGGAACACCAGTTCCATTCCCACTAACAGACGTTAGAAATGCAGGAAATGCAGGAAGAACTGGTATGCTTCCTGGCAGTGGACATACTTGGGTTGGACATTTGACTCCAGATTCACAAGCTGGTGCCAATCAAAGTGCTGCTGCTCATATTGCTGCAGAACCAGATGCTGGTGGTGGCGGTCCACTGACACAGAATGCATCGACGGCAGGATCTCCTATGTCAGCTGCTCAAAAAGCACAGATGTTTAGAGCTGCTGGTATGACTGGTATGGCAGACATGATTAGTCCTCCAGCAGTATCTGCACAACCAGCATCACCAGCAACAGCAACTCCTTTAATGGCAACTTCTGCACAGATTGCTATGCAACCCACTCTTGGTTCTGCCGCTCCTACAATCGTCAATAACTATTATGGTACTGGTGGTAACCAGCAACAGGGTGTTAATCCTAACGGTGTCACTGCTGGCATTAGTATGGATGGCACTGGAACATCCATATTCCAAGACTTGAAAATTAGGACTCTAAGTTAAGATGACGAAAGAATTCCAAAATATTACTGATTTTTCTCTGAAAAGTGTCTCTATTACTGCTATTGGTAGTAAAGATGCATATGAGATCAAACAAATGGTCAATACATTCTCATATGTTGAGAGTGTAACGAGTCCATTCGTTGCTGGTACACTTACTATTGCTGATAGTGCTGGATTATTAAACAATCTGCCTATTCAAGGTGGAGAGACTGTTAGAATCATTGTTGAAACTAGCACTCAAGATGATCCAGTTATATACGATCTATTGGTATGGAAGATTGGCAATCGTTATGCCAAGAATCAGATGCAATCATATACTTTGGGTTTGATTTCTGAAGAAGCACTTAATAATGAATATGTAAGATTGATAAAACCTCTAGAAGGAACTGGAGATGCTATTATCAATGAAGTATTAACAGAATTGGGAACTAAGAAAGAATTATTTTCAGAATCAACAGAATTCAAAATTAAAATGCTTCCTACCAATAGGAGACCATTTGATATTGCTTCTAGCATTTCAATCAAGTCTATTGCTAAAGGAGGGAAATCTACCAGCAAAAACAAATCTAAGAACGAAAAACAAAAGGTTACTGGTAGTGCTGGATTCTTTTTCTATGAAACTAAGAGAGGATATAACTTTTTCTCTGTAGATAAACTATTAAGTAACAATAGTAATGATACTTGGGGTCCATATGTAGAAAAACCAGCGAATCAGTCAGATGGTGCAGATGATAGATTCACTATTTCTCAAGCATTGTTTAGATCTGAAGTGGATGTTATGCAATCGATGAGAAAAGGCAAGTATTCTTCCTTAATGATATTTTTCAATCATTCGACTGGACAATACCATGAATTCAGTTATAGTTTGGAAGATGCATACGACAGTATGTCTCACCTTGGATCTCAAAATAAACCATCCATCATCAAAACAGCAGATGCTGACAAAAAGGTGTCTGACTACCCAACTAGGTTAATTTCGAGTATACTAGACCACGAGTCTTGGTATAACGATCCTGATATTGCTTCATACGATGAGGAAGACGGAGCAGAAAGTCCCAGTGAGTTCTGTGATTTTCACAAACACTATGCTGCCCAATCCCTCATGAGATATGAACTACTCAAGAATCAGTTAGCTGAGGTCGTAATTCCTGGCAATTCAGGAATTTGTGCAGGTGACAAAATTGACATTAAACTAGTCAACAAAGCACCAACAGTACAGGCTAAGGATGAACCATATGATTTAGAGAGTAGTGGAGTCTATTTGGTTGATGAGGTTACTCATACTTACAACTCAACCGAGTCAACTAATGGTAGATTCGTTACTACACTTAGACTTATGAGAGATTCCTATGGTGATCTAGATTCAAATCACGGTACTAAATAAAAACACGGAGGTAATTATCCTATGGAAAGCATCGAAAAGCATATTGAGAAGGATAAGGAAATTCTACAGAATCCTATGACTTCTCCACAGCAGCGTCGTCACATTGAGGGGGAACTGCATGATCTAGAGGAGTATGTTGAGCACCATAAAAAAGAGATTGAGGAAGGTGATCATCACGATCCTACCGCACTCGAACTCTATTGCGACCAAAACCCATCTGAACCTGAGTGTTTAGTCTACGATGATTGATTGATATGGATCAGGTATTATCTAACTTGATACCAACTCAGCGCATTGGACAAGATGGTTTCCGATGGTGGGTTGGTCAAATTGAAGGAACCGCTGCTGATGAGAAAAACAACAAAGGCGGTTACAGGTTCAAGGTAAGGATTGTTGGGGATCATCCTGGCGATCCAGAGATCCTTGGGACCGATGACTTGCCATGGGCAAGTGTGATGATGCCTGTTACTGTACCATTCATTCCTGGTAATGGTGGAGGAGCACACCCACAACTAGAAATTGGTTGTTGGGTGATGGGTTTCTACCTTGATACGGAGAAACAAAAACCCATTATCATGGGTTCTATTGGACAAACTCCTGGCGCAACAAAGGTATTTGTAGAAAGAACACCTGAAACAAAACCATTTGTTACTGCAGTAGGACAACTTAATGCACAGAAAGATGGTCCACCAAAACAAAAAGGAACAGAGAAGAATACTTCTACTGGTGGACTGTCTGACGGTACAAAAGATGGAGACGACAACCCTAGGGTAACAGTTCCAGCAGCAAAGATTGCACCATTAAAGAACGATTCTCCACAAGCAGAGGATTGGTGCCAAGGCAAGGCAGAAAAATGTGACGAAGAAGATATGATGTCTCAGATGACAAACATCATGGGAGAGTTTCTTGCTGCGGTACAAAGTAATGGTGGTAACGTTGGAACTTACCTTGTGAACTCTCAGAGTGGTGGTCTGATGGACGGTATTAACATGGCAAGAGGTTATGTTAATAAAGCAATGACTGTCGTGAATGAGTTTGTTGCTAGAGTAAAAGGATTTGTTATTGAGAAGATTACTAATGCAGTAAAGGATCTCATCAAAGCATTACTACACCCTTCAGAAACTGGTAATGCATTGACACCTGTTACTGAGTTCTTCAATAACATGCTGAAACAACTCGGTTGTTCTATTGCTGATCTTGGTGATCGTCTAGAGGCATGGTTAACTAACGTTCTAATGAGTCTAATCCAACAGATCTATCAGTCTGTTGCATGTCAGGTTGATGCACTAGTTAACGGCATCATGTCTAAGATCAATTCATTGATGAATGATTTGCTTAACGCTGTTCTAGGTCCACTACAATCTATCCTAGGAGCAATCGCAGCACCTCTAGATATCCTTGGTGGAGCAATTAATCAAGTTCTAAATCTTCTAGGCATTACTTGCTCTGGACCAGACAGATCATGTAGTGAAATTAAACAGGTCTGTACTAACGGAGGAGAAACACCTAAAGAAGAGGGTGACTTCCTAGATGATCTATTAGATAGTATTGATAACTTATTCCCAGCAACTGGTGCTGATTACACTCAGTATGTTTGTGGTGATGCATTCAAGGGCAAGAATCTGAAATTCACTACCGTAGGATTTACTGGTGGTGTGCCTAAGTTTGGATCATACACTGGTACTATTCCAGATCCTAAGAAACCAGAACCTGGCGAGAACAAAGGTGTTACACAAGATAAGATAATTGTATATGACATTGATGATGTCACTGTAAATGAAGGAGACATTGCACGTCTCAGGGTTACTCGTAATGGATTTACTGAGATCGCATCATCAGTCACAGTCAAGACTTTAAAGTATAGAGGAACTGCTGAAGAGAACCTAGACTACATTCCTCTCAATGATATCATAGGATTTGCACCAGGCGAAACATTTAAAGATATTCAAATCAGAACTATCACATCAATTCAGCGTGAGCAAGATGAAGACTTCAAGGTTCTGATTAGAAAGAACACACCAATGGAAGGTAGTGACGTTCAACTTAGATTCAAGAAGAATATTGGCACGGTTACTATCACTGAGAAGATAATCAATGAAGCTAGAGATCCATATAGAGGACCAACTAGAAATCCAATCAGTGATCTAGAAGAGACATTCCCACCAATTCTTCCAGAAGAGACAGATCTCATTACTATTGGAGATGATGAAGTTCCACCAGTAGATGAAAATGATGATAACATCGATGATAACACTGGTCTTGGACTAGATCCTCAGGTCAGTGTCACTGCTGACAGAGCAACATGTCCAGAAGGTGAGTTCATCAAATATACTATCTTCACTAGAAATATCGATAATGGAACCAGATTATACTATACATTGACTGGTAATGGTATCACTGCTGATGATATTATTGGTGGATTAACAACTGGTAGTTGTGTTATCAATAATAACCAAGGATCCGCAACTGTCGGTATAGAAGAAGATGGAGTTGTGGAAGATGCAGAAGTCTTGAGGTTCACTGTGAATGGAACTGGTGCTTTTGTTGATGTTGTCATCACTACTGAAGCAGATGAAGATGACTTTGATGTAGGTGTTGGTGATGATCCTTCTACAGTAATCGCTCCATTTGTTCCACCAACTGTTGAGACACCAGATATTATCACTGATGACAATGGTGGTATCATTGACATCCCTGTATCTAATCCTGGCTCACCATGGGCAGAACCACCATATGTCTTCATTGTTGGTGAAGGTATTGGTGCAACAGGAACTGCTCTCCTTGATCAAGATGGATTCTTGACTGAGATCAGAATCAAATCTTCTGGGTATGGATATAAGAAGAACTTACAGAGAGATAATAACAAGAGATGTATTATTGATAGTTACACAGTATTGAGACCAGGCGCTGGATATACATCAAAACCAACCATTTATGTTGATGGTATTAAAGATGCTGCAGAAGCAATCATCGATCCAGAGACTGGATTTGTCATTGGTGCAAGACCACTCGACAAAACAACTACCTATGAGAAATTCCCAGAGATTATTATTGTAGGTGGTGGAGGTTATGGTGCTAAACTATTACCATCTCTAGCATGTCTAGATACTGCAGCACTATCCAGCATTGGTTCTACCAAGATTGGAACTGGACGTTACGTTGATTGCCCATAATGAAACCAGCATCACAATATCCAACTTCTATTGCCAAACCGACAACTCCTAATGAGGAGCAACAACTGTCGGATAATCCTAGATTTAGGACGTGGTATAAGGGTACTCTCACTAGATCAGAGATCTATGAGAGACTGCTGCCTGATGGTCAGTCTGGTGCGTTGCGTATAGACGGTCCAGAAGACAGCGCAATCGTTCAAGACAGTTTGGGGTGTATCAGACTGATCACAGGTCAGAGGAACCCTGAGAAGGGTCCTGGCAGCGGTAAACTATGTGTCAAAACTTGGGGTTACCAAGCGAAGCATCACCAGAGAGCAAACCTAGAGTTCAATAAGGGTGATGACAAAGAGAAGCAAGCATTGAACATGGTATGCTATGGTGACTATGTTGAGCAGAGTGTTGGATCTAGCAGATTCATCAGAGCACAGAAGATTGTCATCGAAGCATCAGAAGAACTACTGTTGATTGGTAAGACACAAGTCAATATTCAATCTGGATCACAAGGTGGTGGTGCTATCATCATGAATGCTGGTACAGTAGAGAAGGTAACTAACCAAGATAAGGAGACTATCTTAGGTCAGAAGATGACATTTGGTGTTAGTGAAGAGACCTCTGTTCAGTTTGACCCTAGAGGATCACAGAACATTGTTTCGCCAGGTCATATCAACTGGAGCATCTTAGGTGATTACAAGCAATGGATTGGTGGTGTAGAGCAGCACATTGTTGCTGGTGGACCAGGCGTACCACCATTGATCAAAGCAAGAGATGCAGCATATTCTGTCAAGACTGCTATTGGTGGACAGAAGTATGACTCAGCAGACTTCATCACAAGCACAGCAGGTCTCAACTATACAGTCACAGCAGGCGGTATCGCGAACATCAGTGCTGGTGGTGTGGTCAACATCAAGGGTGCATTAATTTTACTTAACTGATTCATCGGATATCCGTATCATAAACTGGCACAAGGGGGGTTGTTTTTCGGACCTAACCCTGATAAATTATCCTTGTAGCAAATCAGGGAACTGCCGCAATTACTTGCACGACCCACTTGACGCATCCAGCGTCTTCTGCTATACTATTCAAGCAATCGACAAAAGTCGGTTCTCCATCTGTGGGTAACCATTCCACAAGTAAACTAAAGGTATTAAAATGATCAAATCCGCATTCGCAGCTACCGCTGTTCTTTCTCTGTCTGCAGGCGCAGCTTTCGCAGGTCCCTATGTTAACGTCGAAACCAATGCTGGTTGGACGGGATCAGATTACTCTGGTGCCGCGACAGATTTCCACGTAGGCTACGAGGGTGATCTCGGTGGATCTGCTTCCTACTATGTGCAGGGTGGCGCTACCCTCCTCTCTCCTGATGGTGGCGAGTCTGACACTGTTCCTTCTGGTAAGGCAGGTATCGGCGTTGGTGTTACCGATCAACTGGGTGCATACGGCGAAGTCTCCTTCGTTGGCAGTGGCGATAGCGATATCGACCGTGGATACGGTGCTAAGGTAGGTTTGAAGTACAACTTCTGATCCTAATGACTTAGTGAGGGCACCTTCGGGTGCCCTTTTTTTATGTCTCTAAATAATATTGAATGATCTTTTATCATGAACTACAAACCCTACTCACAGGAATGGCATAGGTATAGATATCTGAAAGAAGCAGTAGATCAGTACCTTGACGACTACGTGGATAACGATATCATTATGAATGATATTCTTGATATTGTGTGTGATCGCCAAGAGCGAGCGCATGCAGAATATCATCGCCTCGAAGATCTAGAACTAAAACTACGTGACTAAGTATGCTATCTACTCAATACAGACTACGCCTCGAATTCATCTGTAAGAAGATTGCTAACAAGGAGGAAGTCAAACTAGACGATATGATCTGGGCAGAGAAACTTGC